GACGTCATCATAAAACGCTGGGAGAATTTCTCCGGCAACACGGCTGTGAAAATAGAAAGGAAAAATTGACATGACTACTTACAAAACCGCCGAAAGTGTATGCATGGGGCACCCGGATAAGCTGTGCGACCTCATCGCAGACAGCATTCTGGATGCCTGTCTCAGAAAAGATAAATCCGCTCGTGTCGCCTGTGAAGTAATGGCGACCAAGGGCAAAATCATCGTTGCGGGCGAAATCACCTGTGACGGCAAAGTGGATATCCGTTGGGAGGTGCGCGAAGTCCTCCGAAAGGTCGGCTACAATCCGTGGAAGTTTACTGTCTTTGTGTTCGTACACAAGCAGAGCGCCGACATCAGCGCAGGAGTGACCACTGCGCTCGAAGCCAGAAACGGCAGCGAGGAACGTTACGCTTCCATCGGCGCTGGAGACCAAGGCACCGTTTATGGTTACGCCACCAACGAAACCCGCGAGATGCTGCCGCTCCCTCTGGTGCTGGCACATCGTATCTGTAAACGCGTAGATACCGTCCGCAAGGATAAAATCGTAAAAGGCATTCTGCCGGACGGCAAGGCGCAGGTCACGGTCGAATACGAGGACGGAAAGCCGAAGCGTGTGAAAACAATCGTGGTTTCCGTTCAGCATGAAGCCAGCAAGACACAGGAACAGCTTTATTCCGATATCAAGCAGAATGTTCTCTGGCAGTGCTTTGAGGATTTCCCATTTGACGACGATACTGAAATCCTCGTCAATCCCTCCGGCAGATTTGTTGAGGGCGGTCCCGCCGCTGACACTGGTTTGACTGGTCGAAAGATGATGGTGGACACCTACGGAGGGCTTGCTCTCCACGGCGGAGGAGCGTTCAGTGGAAAAGACCCAACGAAGGTCGACCGCAGCGGCGCTTATATGGCGCGGTACATCGCAAAAAACATCGTCTGGAGCGGCCTCGCGGATAAATGCGGAGTCGCTCTTTCTTATGCCATCGGAAAGGCTGATCCCGTGGCTGTGGACATCGACACATTTGGCACGAGCGCTCTTTCCAACGAGGCTCTGCGTGAGATTGTGATGTCAGTGTTCAACATGCGTCCGGCGGCGATCATCGAGAAACTGTGTCTGCGTAACGCCATCTACGAGGACACCGCGACCTACGGGCACTTCAATTCCTGCTTGTTCCCGTGGGAGGATACCAGCATGAGGCTATACAACGAACTAAGAAAGGCGGCTGAAGCGTATGCAGATAGAAAAATTGAAAATTGAGCAGCTTATCCCGTCTGACTACAATCCACGTAAAGACCTGAAGCCCGGTGATGCCGAATACGATAAGCTGAAGCGCTCTATTGAACAATTCGGTTACGTCGAGCCGGTCATCTGGAATAAGGTGACCGGCCGTGTTGTAGGTGGGCATCAACGTTTGAAGGTGCTCATCGATATGGGCATCACCGAGGTGGAGTGTGTCGTCGTAGAGCTGCCGGAGACAAAGGAAAAGGCGCTCAATGTGGCGCTCAATAAAATATCCGGCGATTGGGATAAAGATAAGCTGGCGCTGCTCATCGCTGACCTGCAAGGCTCCGATTTCGATGTTTCGCTCACGGGCTTCGACCCATCCGAACTGGATGACCTATTCAAAAGCAGCATCAAAGATGGTCTACACGATGACAATTTTGATGTCGATGAGGAGCTCAAGCAGCCGCCGGTCACTAAGCTCGGCGACCTCTGGACACTCGGTCGGCATCGGCTGGTCTGTGGAGACAGCACTAAAGTAGAAACTTTCGCCGTTCTTATGGATGACCGCAAGGCTAATCTGGTCATCACAGACCCGCCTTATAATGTAAACTACGAAGGCAGCGCCGGAAAAATCAAGAACGACAACATGGCAAATGATGCTTTTTACAATTTCCTGCTGGCAGCTTTTCAGAACACTGAGACAGTCATGGCGGATGACGCCAGCATATACGTTTTTCATTCCGACACCGAAGGACTGAATTTTAGAAGAGCCTTTTCGGATGCCGGTTTTTATTTGTCCGGCTGCTGTATCTGGAAAAAGCAGTCGCTGGTGTTGGGGCGCTCCCCATATCAGTGGCAGCACGAGCCTGTGCTCTATGGCTGGAAGAAAAGCGGCAAGCATCAGTGGTACAGTGGGCGCAAGGAAACGACCATCTGGGAGTTCGACAAACCAAAAAAGAATGGCGACCACCCGACAATGAAGCCTATACCGCTGCTGGCTTATCCTATTATGAACAGCAGCATGACAAATACGCTGGTTCTCGACCCCTTCGGTGGCTCCGGCTCCACTCTCATGGCCTGTGAACAGGCCGACCGCTCCTGCGCCACCATCGAGCTTGACGAAAAGTTCTGCGATGTTATCGTGAAGCGGTATATAGAGCAGGTCGGTGCGGCGGATAAGGTATCCGTCCAGCGTGACGGACTGACCTATTCCTACGCTGAAGTGGCTGTAAAATCGGACTGAATCACACAAGCGCCGCCGCTTCTATTTGGTACATATATATCGCGGAATTGTCTTGCTATTTACAGCCTTTAGAGTGATATATGTACGTACAAAAGCCGAAGCATCGGCTCAAAGAAAGGCGGCAGACACTATGAAAAACAAGGATTTTGAACTCAGGTACAACCTGACCGGCAGCGACCGCAAGCGGCTCGTAACAGCGATTGCGGAGATTTTGAACAGCCCTGCAAAGTACAAAGGCGCTCCTTCCTTCGGCTATGAGGTGGACTACTTCACCATCGACAAGAATGGCACGATCAGCTTCGACGACCGCGCCGACAGCGAGGAAATCGAAAAGCTCATCGAGCGGCTGCACGAGCAGGGCTTTGAAGCGGAACCGCGCTTTGAGGATTTGCAGATGACCGAGGAAGAAGAACTGGGGCTTGGCAGACAGCACCGCGACCCGGTTGGCGAGGATGGTATGCAAGCAAGCGATGTACCGAACGAGGGCATCGGGCTGGTGATTGAGATGCCCCGCTCCTCCTTTACCGACACTGCGCTCGAAAATCTCAAGCGGTTGGTTGAAAGCAAGAAAAGCCTCATAAGTAAGGCTCTCGGATGTAAAAACATCGACATTGACATTGTTGATGAGAAGGTACGGTTCCCGTGGTTTGAGGACGGCACCGACCCGGACGCGGTCAAGGCGTACACACATTTCGTCACAGCGCTTTGCGAGATGGCAAAGACTCAAAAGCGCGTTACTGCAAAGGAAAAAGATACGGAAAATGACAAGTATGCATTCCGCTGCTTCCTGCTCCGTCTGGGCTTCATTGGTGATGAGTACAAGGCGGCGCGAAAGATACTGCTCCGCAACCTTTCCGGAAGCGGCGCCTTCAAGAGCGGCAACCCGAAGGTGCAGGAACTGGTCGAGTGCATCAATGCAGACGCCGGTCTCTATGATGACGTGATGAGCCTGCAGGACAAGGAGGTGGGCAGCGATGAATAACCGCTTCCCTTCGCGGGAGCTTGTTGAGAGCCTCCGCAAGCGTTACCCGGTTGGCTGCCGTGTGGAGCTTGTCCGAATGGACGACTCACAAGCGCCGCCGGTCGGCACTAAAGGCACCGTGCGCGGCGTGGACGACATCGGCTCGGTCATGGTGGCATGGGACAACGGCTGCGGCTTGTCCGTGGCTTACGGTGAGGACGCCTGCAAGGTGGTAAGCGGCGATGAGTGAAACGGTCAAGAAGCAGATTCTCGCAATTCGCGACACTGGGCTGACGAACATGTTCGATGTCCGCACGGTGCAGCGCATCGCCAACGACATGGAATTCTACGAGCTGGTGGTGTATCTGGAGAAGCATCGACGCGAATACGCGCATTTCATTCTCACCGGCAAAGCGTAAACTACACAATTTCGGCGGCGAAATTCGCTGTAAAGATCGTATAGTTTATGCCGGTATATATCGCAGAATTGCCTTGCTATAGTGTGCTTTTAGAGCGATCATGTGTATAACAAAACAAAGGAGGCACACCCCACCATGACAGACAAGCAGTTGAAACAGGCAAAAAGCCAGCTCCCGCAGGGCGAGCGCTTCGACCGAGCCTACAGCGCCTTTGAAGGCGGCATCAGACTGATTTCCAAGAAAGCCGACGGTTCGGAAACCCGCTACAAAATACACTTCGAAGCTGACGACAATGTTCGCATCGAACGGTTTTAAGGAGGACGGTATCATGTGGAGAGAAGGAAGCCTGAAGGTTCACGACAGCATTTTTCACTATTGGATGAAGCAGTATGACGAGGGTTCGCAGTTCGGCATCGAGGGCGGGCGAATCAGCAAGCTGACGCTCAAACGGAACGGCACTATCGTATGCAACTATGACAGAGGTTGGGATATCGAGCCTGCCGACCCAGACACGCAGCTCGCGCTGGAGATACTGCTTCAAGGTGAAAACCACTAACCCGCACTAAATAAAATAGTCGAGGTCAGCCCTGCGTGGGGCTGTATCTCGTACAGATAGATTATGAAGGCACCGGAGGGTGTCTATTTTTATGCCCGAAAGGAGGCGGCGACCATTGCGAAAGCTGAAAAAGTACAAACCGACGCGCTTCAAAGCGCATGATTCGACCTATGACAAAGAAGCCGCCGACTACGCCGTGGCGTTCATTGAATCGCTCTGTCACACCAAAGGCACATGGGCCGGAAAGCCCTTTGAGCTTATTGACTGGCAGGAACAAATTATCCGTGACATTTTTGGAACACTGAAACCCAACGGTTACCGGCAGTTCAATACTGCCTACGTTGAGATACCTAAGAAAATGGGCAAAAGTGAGCTCGCGGCAGCGGTCGCTCTCTTACTCACCTGCGGCGACGGTGAGGAACGCGCCGAGGTTTATGGCTGTGCCGCTGACCGAAACCAAGCCTCCATCGTTTTCAATGTGGCGGCGGACATGGTGCGGATGTGTCCGGCTTTGTCGAAGCGTGTCAAAATCCTCGACGCTACCAAGAGGCTTATCTTCCAGCCGACCGGGAGCATCTATCAGGTGCTTTCGGCCGATGTAGGCAACAAGCACGGCTTCAATACCCACGGCGTGGTGTTCGACGAGCTGCATACGCAGCCGAATCGCAAGCTCTACGACGTAATGACCAAAGGCAGCGGCGATGCGAGAATGCAGCCGCTGTATTTTTTGATCACTACCGCCGGAGATAACCAACACAGCATCTGCTGGGAGGTTCATCAAAAGGCGCTGGATATTATTGATGGAAGAAAGCATGACACCACCTTCTACCCAGTAATTTACGGCGCAGCGCAAGAAGATGATTGGACTGACCCCAAGGTGTGGAAGAAGGCAAATCCCTCTCTCGGCATCACAGTTGGCATGGATAAGGTTAAGGCGGCGTTTGAATCAGCTCGGCAAAATCCAGCCGAAGAGAACAGCTTCCGTCAGCTCCGCCTCAATCAGTGGGTTAAACAGGCGGTGCGCTGGATGCCGATGGACAAGTGGGATAAATGCGCGTTTGCCGTCGACGCGGAAGCTCTCGAAGGTCGTGTCTGTTACGGCGGACTTGACCTTTCCAGCAGCACCGACATCACGGCTTTTGTGCTTGTATTTCCACCCGGTGACGAGGATGACAAGTACTGCATCCTACCGTTCTTCTGGATACCCGAAGATAACATCGATCTCCGCGTCAAGCGCGACCATGTCAATTATGACCTTTGGGAGCGTCAGGGCTTCCTTCAAACCACCGAGGGCAATGTCGTTCACTACGGCTATATTGAGCAGTTCATCGCGGAATTGGGCGAGCGCTTCAACATCCGCGAGATAGCTTTCGACCGCTGGGGCGCTGTGCAAATGACGCAGAATCTTGAAACGCTCGGCTTCTCGGTTGTGCCGTTCGGACAAGGCTTTAAAGATATGTCTCCACCGACCA